AAAGCAGAGCGTGAAAAGACTAATGCACTTATGGCTACGGTGGCTGTTCAGAATCAGCAGATTGTGGAGATGAAACCGAAAGCCAGTTACTACGATGTAGTACTTAACTGTAAAGACCTTGTTGCTATTTCCGTGATTGCTAAAGACTATGGCTGGAGTGCCAATAGAATGAATCAGTATCTTCACGATAAGGGTGTTCAGTACAAGCAGGGCAATAAAATATGGCTCTTATATCAGAAGTACGCAGAGATGGGTTACACAAGTACCAAAACCCACAGTTATCCCGGAAGTGACGGAACAATGCATACCAAGGTTCATACTTATTGGACTCAGGCAGGACGCTTGTTCATCTATGGACTTTTAAAGGCAGATGGTATTTTGCCTACGATGGAACAGGAGGATTAAACTTATGTCAATTGATAAATACAATGCAGAGGGCTATTACGACCCTGTTACTTATGAGGCATTAACTAAAATTGAAAAGGAAGAGCGAGCAGCACGAAAGGCTGCCGCTTTTCGCCCTATGGTATATATTTGCAGTCCTTATTCTGGGAATATCGAAAAAAATACAGCAAATGCAAGAATATACTCAAGATTTGCCGTTGCAAAAAATACAATACCATTTGCACCACATTTATTATTGCCACAGTACATTTCAGAGGATCATGAGCGTGGACTTGCTATGTTTATGAATAAGGTGTTTCTCGGTAAGTGTGATGAATTATGGGTGTTTGGAAGTGAAGTATCTGCAGGAATGTCTGAAGAAATAGAACAGGCAGGAAAAATGAGAAAGAAAATCAGATACTTCACTGAAGAACTACAGGAGGTGTCGCAATGATAAGGTTAACGATTTATACGGCAGACTGCATTGGCAGTCTGTCTAACTGTGTTTATCCCAATAAAAAAATTATTACGGATGAGAAGGCAATGAAAGCTGCAATGCAGCATGACCATGTAACAGCAGAGTATAAAGATAATTACCGTAGTAATTCCAATTTTATCAGTGCCGACAATGTTCCTCTTGACCTAGATAATGACCATAGTGATAACCCAGATGAATGGATTACTCCATTTGAAGTTGCAATGGCATTTCCAGAGGTGTCCTTTGTGGCTGTATATAGTAGAAATCATATGAATGTAAAAGACGGAAAATCGGCTCGCCCAAGATTTCATGTGTATTTTGGGATACCAACTGTTACAGATTCTAAGGAATATACAACATTAAAAAAGAGAATTACAGCTACTTTTCCCTACTTTGACAGTAATGCTATTGATAGTGCAAGGCTGCTTTTTGGTGTTGCAAATCCAGAAGTGGAGTTTTATGAGGGCAGAAGAACTATAGTAGATTTTCTTGATGATCTAGATTTTGAAGAGTGGGATAACCAGCAAAGCCAAGTTCCACAGGGTAAGCGTAATAATACCATGTCCCATTATGCAGGAAAAATCATCAAACGCTATGGGGATACCGAGGAGGCCTATCAGTTATATTTGCAAAAAGCTGAAAAATGCAATCCTCCTCTTGAGGATGCTGAACTAAACACGATATGGAAGAGTGCCTTAAAGTTTGGTGCAAAAGTTTCTACACAGGAAGGATATATTCCATCAGAGCAGTATAATTCAGGATTTGAGTTAAAACCAGAAGATTACTCAGATGTGGGGCAGGCAGTTGTTCTATCAAGGGAATATTATAGTCGTTTAAGATACTCTCCGTCTACAGGATACCTTGTATATAACGGTAGTTTTTGGGAAGAGTCAGATCCTTTGTCGCAGGAAGTGGCACAGGAATTAACCGCAAGACAACTTGCAGAGGCTGAGGCAGAAATTAAAAAAAGGCTTAAAGAAATGGAGCAAAACGGTGCCTTTGAGATACTGGCACAGATGGGTGCCAAAAAAGCAGTTTCAGCATTTAATGAAGTTCAGGCGCATTCCTTTGAACTGTATGAGGATGCCATCAATTATAAGAAATACGCCATCAAAAGACGTGACTCAAAATACATCTCATCGGCTCTCAAGGAAGTAAGACCGATGGTAGGAATCACCCAGAACCTACTTGATGAAAATGAATTTTTACTTAACGCTCCCAGTGGCACTTATGACCTTAGAAAAGGTATCGGTGAAGTTAGAAACCACGAGGCACTTGACTATATTACAAAGCAGACTGCAGTAGATGCAACTGATGTGGGTGTGACATTGTGGGAAGATGCTCTTGATACATTTTTCTGTGGAGATAAGGACCTTATTAATTATGTTCAGAAAATAGTGGGTTTGTCTGCTGTCGGAAAGGTATATGTGGAGGCTCTTATTATTGCCTATGGTGAAGGACGTAATGGTAAGTCTACTTTCTGGAATGTGATATCCCGTGTGCTTGGTACTTATAGTGGGAATATTTCTGCTGATGTATTAACGGTAGGATGCAAAAGAAATGTAAAGCCGGAACTTGCAGAGGCGAAGGGTAAGAGACTTTTGATTGCAGCAGAACTGGAGGAAGGGATGCGACTTAATACCTCCAATGTAAAGCAGCTTTGTTCTACGGATGAAATATATGCTGAGAAAAAATACAAAGCACCTTTTTCCTATACTCCAAGTCACACACTTGTGCTTTATACCAATCACCTACCAAAGGTCGGTGCTATTGATAAAGGTACATGGCGAAGGTTGATTGTTATTCCTTTTGAGGCGAAGATTGAAGGCAGTGCAGATGTAAAGAATTTTGCAGATTACCTGTTTGAGAATGCGGGTGGTGCTATTTTATCATGGGTAATTGAGGGTGCTAAAAAAGTAATTCAAGAAAACTTTCATATTGAACCTCCACAGAAGGTTAAGGATGCTATTAATAAATATAAGGAAAACAATGACTGGATGTCCCACTTTTTAAATGAATGCTGTGAAGTTGATGAAGGATATACAGCAAAATCAGGAGAGGTTTATAACTCATACCGTGCATATTGTACACAGGTGGGTGACTTTATTCGCAGTACGGCTGATTTTTACACAGCCTTAGAGGGCAACGGTTTCGACCGTAAAAAGACCCGAGACTGCAACCTTATCATTGGACTCCGATTAAAGTCGGATTTCTTGGAATAAGCCATTTTTCTTAATGTGTGGAGGTCTATGGAGGTCTTTTATATAACTATTCTTAGAAGTAAAAAATAATGATATATATAAAGTTATGGAAATACACTCCAATGACCTCCACCTAATATATATTTGATGGAGGTAGTGCATTTGAGAGAAAAAGAAATAGAACAGAAATTAGTATCAGCAGTAAAAATGATGGGTGGGATTTGTCCTAAGTTCACAGCACCAGGATTTGATGGGATGCCAGACCGATTGGTATTGTTGCCAAAGAGTAAGTTTGGGTTTGTAGAAGTAAAGGCACCTGGAGAAAAGCCAAGACCACTACAGATATCAAGACATAAATTATTAAGAAAATTAGGTTTTAAAGTTTATGTCTTGGATGATATAGAGCAGATTGGAGGAATTCTTGATGAGATACGAGCCACATAAATATCAGACCTATGCTACTGAATATATCGAAGGTCATACAATAGCGGCAGTGCTACTTGATATGGGTTTGGGGAAAACAAGTATCACCCTCTCTGCAATAAATAACCTATTGTTTGATAGCTTTGATGTACATAAAGTTTTGGTTATTGCACCTTTAAGAGTCGCACGAAATACATGGAGTGCAGAAATAGAAAAATGGGAGCATTTATCTGACCTTATTTATGCCATAGCAGTAGGTACTGAAAAAGAGCGTATGTTAGCATTAACTTCAAAAGCGGATATTTATATTATTAACCGTGAAAATGTGCAGTGGATGATTGAGTCAAGTGGTCTTCCTTTTGATTATGATATGGTTATTGTGGATGAGCTATCTTCATTTAAAAATCATCAGGCTAAAAGATTTAAGGCTTTGATGAAGGCTAGACCAAAGGTACAAAGAATAATCGGTCTTACAGGTACTCCAAGCAGTAATGGTTTAATGGATTTATTTGCAGAATTTAAACTCTTAGATATGGGAGAGCGTTTAGGAAGATTTATCGGTCAATATAGAACAGCATATTTTAAGCCAGATAGGATGAATGGACCTATAGTTTATTCATATAAGCCCCTTCCAGGTGCAGAGGAGCAGATTTATAATAAAATTTCAGACATTACCATTTCAATGAAAGCAACTGACCATCTGAATATGCCAGAACTTATATCATCGGAATATATGGTGTATTTATCCGACAAAGAACAGGAGGGTTACGATGAATTAAAGAGAGATTTGGTTTTATCCATGCCAGATGTTGAGATTACAGCAGCAAATGCTGCATCACTTTCTGGAAAATTAACACAGATGGCAAATGGTGCAGTTTATTCAGATGAAGAAGATACAGTTATCATTCATGAACGAAAGCTTGATGCTCTTGAAGATATTATCGAGGCTGCAAATGGGAAACCAATATTGGTGGCCTATTGGTATAAGCATGATTTTGATAGAATTGCACAAAGGCTAACGAAAGTCGGTGTGGAATATCAGAAACTTGATAGTGATGCCAGTATTAAAAAATGGAATAACGGTGCATTACCTGTAGCACTGATTCATCCTGCATCTGCAGGCCACGGTCTTAATCTACAAAGCGGTGGATCCACTTTAGTGTGGTTTGGACTAACTTGGTCTTTGGAATTATATCAGCAGACTGTTGCAAGATTATGGAGGCAAGGACAGACCTCAAATACCGTTTCGGTACTTCACTTGACTGCCAAGGGTACCATTGATGAAAGGATTATGAGGGCATTATCTTTAAAGGATAATACACAATCCGCATTAATTGATGCGGTAAAAGCAGATATGAAAATCTAAGACAATCATAGTCAATCCGAGGGAAATTTTTAAATTCTCGGAGGTGTCAGCTATGACAGCAAAAGAATATTTAGGACAGGCTCGTTTTTTAGATATGCGAATCAATTCCAAGATTCAACAGGTTGCATCTTTAAATGAATTGGCAACAAAGTGTACAACCACATTATCAGATATGCCTAAAAATCCCAACCGTGGTGATTCCCGCATGGCAGATTCAGTGATTAAGATTATTGATCTTCAAGATGAAATCAATAGTGATATCAACAAGCTAGTGGAACTAAAACGTGAAATTATGGGAGTTATCAAAGCAGTTCCCAACATGGAGTATCAAACCCTATTAGAAAAGCGATATCTTTGCTTTATTACATGGGAGCAGATAGCAGTGGATATGAATTACAGTATGCAATACACCTTTCGCATTCATGAGAGAGCATTAAAAGAAATTGATTATCAGCTATTACAAAGTGGAGAGTAAAGTTGATAGAAAGAGAGTAGGCTCTTATGATATTGTTATAGTGCGAAAAGAATATGAAACGGGCAACCGTAACAAGCCTTTGTGGGAACTACCTGCAAGGGCTTTTCTTATGCCCAAGGGGGTGAAATTTTGCCAAGAAAACCAAAGCGACCATGTTCTTTCCCTAGCTGTCCTAACCTAACGGATGGGAGGTTTTGTGAGGAACATGAAAAGTTAGAAAACAAACGCTACGAGAAGTATGGTCGTGACCCAGCTGTACGCCGTAGGTATGGAAGAGCATGGAAACGAATCCGTGACAGTTATATCTCGCAGCATCCTTTGTGTGAGGAGTGTGAGAAAAAAGGAAAGCTTACAAAGGCAGAGGAGGTTCATCATATCCTTCCTTTATCCCGTGGCGGAACTCATGAGAGGACTAACCTAATGGCTTTATGCAAGTCTTGTCACTCTGCTATTACTGCAAAGGATGGAGACAGATGGAGTAGAAGTTGACACGGTAGGGGCGGTCTTAATCCCTACAACTAACGCGCCGGGGAACGGGCAGGGGGTCACACGCACAAAAACCACGGTTCAAACAGGGTATTAAACCCAACATGGCAAGGAAGGGGTGAAAATCGTGGCCAAAGACGGAACAAATAGAGGTGGCAGACGAGTTCGTGCAGGTGATAAGCCAGTGCCTCTTTCAGATAAAATCACAAAAGGCAAAGCAGCAAAAGTATTAGAAGTACCAAACCTAGAACCAGAAACAATTCTGGAAGCTAGAGACTTAGATGGTGCTGAAAATTTAGATGGTGAAGATATGCCAAATCCTAGTGACTACCTTAGTGCAAAGCAAAGGGATGGAAAGCCTCTAGGTGCAGACTTATTATTTACTGAAACTTGGAAGTGGCTTAAAGATAGAGGATGTGAGAAGTTTGTTAATCAGAGGCTTATCGAATCTTATGCTCAAGCCTTTACAAGATATATCCAATGTGAGGAGGCTATTAGTACATACGGTCTTTTAGGAAAACATCCTACAACAGGTGGTGCTATAGCAAGTCCGTTTGTACAGATGAGCCAATCATTTTTAAAACAAGCCAATCTGCTGTGGTATGAGATTTTTGATATTGTTAAGCAAAATTGTACCACTGCATTTGTTGGAAATCCTCAAGATGATATTATGGAGGCTCTTTTATCGGGGAGAAAGGGAAGATAAAAATGGAGATACACTTGTTTATGAAACAGCTTAAACAATATAAAGATATTCTAACCAAACAGCAATATAAGACCTTAAAAGGGCAAGCAGTAGGTGGAGATATTGTTGGTGCAAATAAAGGACTTATAAAAATTTTGCAAAGGGGGTTTTAGTTTGGATAGAGAAAGTAAATTCACTCAAGAATTGCAACAGGTAGAAATATCAAAGCTTGTGCCATATGCAAATAACTCAAGAACCCATAATGAAAAGCAAATAAAGAAATTACAATCAAGCCTTAGAGAATTTGGTTTTGTAAATCCGATTTTGATTGATAGAGATTTTAATATTATAGCAGGGCATGGAAGAGTTTTAGCTGCAAAAGAAGATGGAATTAAAACAGTACCTTGTGTATTTGTAGATCATTTAACTGAGGCACAAAAGAAAGCATACATTATTGCAGATAACAGGCTGGCTGAAGATGCAGGATGGGATAAGGATTTACTATCTATTGAACTTGAAAGTTTAAAAGAACTTGATTTTGATATAGACCTTTTAGGATTTGATGCAGCTGAATTAAATACCCTTTTAAACTCTGCTGAAGATGTAAAAGAAGATGATTTTGATATTGATGAAGAACTTAAAAATCCTAACATTACAAAGCAAGGTGATGTGTGGATTTTGGGAAGGCATAGACTTGTTTGTGGAGATAGTACAAAAGCTGAAACCTATGAAAAATTGATGGAAGGTAAAAAGGCAAACTTAATAGTTACCGATCCACCTTATAACGTCAAATATGAAGGCACTGCAGGAAAGATACAAAACGATAATCTTTCAGCAGATGCTTTTTTTAATTTCCTTTTTGATAGCTTTACCAACATGGAAAAGGCATTAGCTAGTGATGGTTCCATTTACGTTTTCCATGCTGACACAGAAGGTCTTAATTTTAGAAAAGCCTTTGCTGATGCTGGATTCTATTTAAGTGGTACTTGCATTTGGAAGAAGCAAAGTCTTGTATTAGGTAGAAGTCCCTACCAGTGGAGGCATGAGCCAGTTTTATTTGGATGGAAGAAATCGGGAAAACATCAATGGTATTCGGATAGAAAACAAACTACTATATGGGAATTTGATAGACCAAGTAAAAATGCAGATCATCCAACGATGAAACCTGTGGCTCTTATTGCTTACCCAATTCAAAACTCAAGTTTAACAAACTCAATAGTTCTTGACCCATTTGGTGGCAGTGGCTCAACACTTATAGCTTGTGAGCAGATAGATAGAATTTGCTATACGGTTGAACTTGATGAGAAGTTTTGCGATGTTATTGTAAAAAGATACATTGAACAGATTTCAAGCGATGAAGGTGTGTTTTTAATAAGAGATGGTAAACAAGTGCCTTACAGCGAGGTGGTCAAAGATGAGTAATCTTAGTCTTGGATCACTGTTTGATGGCAGCGGTGGTTTTCCTTTAGGTGGCTTAATTTCTGGTATTACTCCCTTATGGGCATCAGAAATTGAGCCATTTCCTATTAGGGTCACATCAAAACGAATGCCTAAGGTAAAGCACTTAGGTGATATCAGCACTATTAACGGAGATGTAATAGAACCAGTGGATATTGTTACTTTTGGTTCGCCTTGCACTGATATGTCGGTAGCAGGTAAGAGGGCAGGACTTGAAGGAGAACAATCAGTGCTTTTTTATGAGGCCATTAGAATTATTAAAGAAATGAGGTGTGCTACAAATGGCAACTATCCAAGATTTATCGTGTGGGAGAATGTGCCGGGAGCATTCTCTTCAAACAAAGGAGAGGATTTCAAAGCCGTCCTTGAAAGCATCACAAAAGTCAAAGATGAAACCGTATCTATTCCTAAACCTAAAAAGTGGCTTAACGCAGGAGAGGTATTGGGAAGAAATTACTCCATTGCATGGAGAACTCTTGATGCACAATACTTTGGAGTTCCCCAACGAAGAAAGCGTATCTACCTTGTCGCAGATTTTGCAGGTAGGTGTGCCGGAAAAATATTATTTGAGTCCGAAGGCTTGTCAGGGGATATTAAGAAGAGCATCTGCTCGTGGCAAGGAGCTACCAGAAGTACTGAAGTTTGCTTTGGAGAGGCAAGCACTCTTGTTTTAAATGACCAAGGCGGTCAGCGTATGGATGTACTTGATGATAAGACATCAACACTTAGAGCAAAGGCTAATCATCCACCTTGTATTATGTTTGAAAATCATAGCCAAGATACTCGCTACAATGGGCCTTTAGATGTTGCGCCTACAGTTTCTGCAACCTATGGAACTGGTGGGAACAATCAGCCTTTTGTAACTACTGAAATAAATACACCTAAGACATTAAAAATCCGTAGTGGTTGTGAGGGTGGAGGCAAAGGTGCATTAATACAGGATAATAAATCAGCAACACTATCATGTAATAATGATCAGTCTGTATTTGTTCCAACAGCATATGGGATATGCTCTGATGGTAGTAACTCTATGAAATCAGGTAATCCTCATAGTGGTATTTACAAGGCAGATACTTCAAGAACTATTGATGGAAATGGTGGTAACCCGTCTTGTAATCAAGGGGGGATTGCAGTTGTAGAAAGTTATTCTCTGCAAGGCTCCATGATTGGGCGTAAAGATGAAAATGGTCCTAATGGTGATGGGGTTAATAAAGATGTATCTTTCACTCTTAATACCACTGATAGACACGCAGTTTTTTCTATGACCACTGGTGAATTTATGCAGGTGAATGAGGAAACTGCACCGACATTAGTTGCAAGAGATTATAAAGATCCATCTATAGTAACCGAACCTTGTTATTCTATTGATAGAGAAACATTTAACTGTGGAAAGAACTTTGCAAGGAATCTTGGTATTAAAGAAGATGGTGTTGCAGCAACCTTAAATGCACAAGGTCCATCAGCTGTTGCTTGGAATGGAGAAAATGTATCTCCAACACTTACGGTAAATAATGCAGGTGGGAATCAGCGAATGCCTGATAAGGGCAATTTCACTTCTGTGGTAGAACCTAACTATACAGTTAGAAGACTAACCCCAAAAGAATGTGGAAGGCTTCAAGGATTCCCAGACTTTTGGTGCAGTGACCTTGGAACAGTAAATCCTACAAAAGAAGATATTGAATTTTGGGCAGGTGTCTTTGAAACCCATAGAAAGATTATAGGAAAGTCTGCAAAGCCAAAGACAGAAAAGCAAATAGTAAAGTGGCTACAAAATCCACATTCGGATTCAGCAGAATATAAAATGTGGGGCAATGGTGTGGCACTTCCTTGTGTTTGTTTGGTGCTTTCAGGAATTGCTTATTACGCACAAAATAATCTCAATTAATTATACATTATTAACTTGCTATTATGTGCCTCTAGAGTGATATATGTAAGTACCAAAAAACAAGGAGGTACACATGATGGAAGTCAAATTTAATGTAACAGGTAAGGATAGAAAACCACTAGTTGCCGCAATTAGTGAAATTACAGGAGCAAAATCAAAATACAAAGGGATGCCAACGAGTGCATATGAAATTGATTGTTTCACAGTAGATAAGGAAGGGACACTCATTTTTGATGATAAAGCAGATAGTGAGGAAATCAAAACTCTGCTTGAGAAACTAGCTGAAAAAGGCTTTGTGGCAGAAACAACTGAAGAGTCAAACGAACATACTAATACAATAGAAGAAGGGCTACAAAACGAAACTGTGGGGCTAACAGTTGCAATGCCTGCGACTTATTTTGTAGAGGATGCCTTGAAAAATCTACAGCACATTATCGAGGCAAAAGGAAACTTAATCAAAAAAGCACTAGGATTAAACAGTCTTCCGATTCTCAAGGAGGATGACAAGGTTTCCTTCCCTTGGTTCTCATTCATGCCTGAGGACAGCGATACAGTTAAGGCCTACACACATTTCATTTACAGCATTTGTGAAATGGCAAGAAACCAGAAACGCATCAGTTCAAGAGAGAAGGAAGTGGACAATGAGAAATACGCATTTCGATGTTTCCTCCTTCGATTAGGCTTTATCGGTGATGAGTACAAGAAGGAACGCAAGATTCTCCTTCAAAACCTCACAGGTTCATCGGCTTTCAAGGGAGGTGCTAAGAATGAAGTTTCCGAGTAAAGAAATAGTTCAAATGCTCCGCAAGAAGTATCAAGCAGGCACAAGGGTAGAGCTTGTAGATATGGATGATGCCCAAGCACCTGAAGTGGGAACAAAGGGTACAGTTTGGGGTGTTGATGATACAGGATCAATAATGGTGCAGTGGGATAATGGTTCTGGACTTCATGTTATTTATGGAGTTGATAAATGCAAGATTGTAGAAGAATAAGATATTAAACATATGGGATAGCCCTTTATAGGGCTGTTTCAAGTTACGGATAATAGACTGCTGATAGTGGTCTTTTTTTAATGCAAAGAAAGGGGGCAGCATATGCGAAAATTGAAGAAATATACTCCAACTAAGTTTAAGGCAAAGGATAGCACTTATAGCAAAGAACACGCAGATTATGCTGTTGCCTTTATTGAAGCTCTTTGTCATACCAAAGGTACATGGTCAGGCAAAAAGTTTGATCTTATAGATTGGCAAGAGAAAATCATCCGTGATATTTTTGGAACACTAAAACCTAATGGTTATAGGCAGTTTAATACTGCATATATAGAAATTCCTAAAAAGCAAGGTAAATCGGAACTTGCTGCCGCAGTTGCACTACTTTTATGCTGTGGTGATTTTGAAGAAAGAGCCGAGGTTTATGGCTGTGCAGCTGACCGCCAGCAAGCATCTATCGTATTTGAGGTAGCTGCTGATATGGTGCGTATGTGTCCTGCGCTAAGTAAGAGAGTAAAAATACTTGCATCCCAAAAGAGAATCATTTATACACCTACAAATAGTTTTTATCAAGTATTATCGGCAGAGGCTTATTCTAAGCATGGCTTTAATATTCATGGTGTGGTATTTGATGAACTTCATACACAGCCAAATAGAAAGCTATTTGATGTTATGACCAAGGGTTCTGGTGATGCCAGAACGCAACCATTATATTTTCTTGTTACTACTGCTGGGACAGATACAAATTCTATCTGTTATGAAACCCACCAAAAGGCAAAGGACATTTTAGAAGGCAGAAAAAATGACCCTACCTTCTACCCTGTTATTTATGGGGCAGAAGAGAGTGATGATTGGACAAATCCTAAGGTTTGGAAGAAAGCCAATCCTTCTCTTGGGATAACCGTTGGGATGGATAAAGTAAAAGCTGCTTGTGAATCTGCAAAGCAGAACCCTGCTGAAGAGAATTCCTTTAGGCAACTTAGACTTAATCAGTGGGTAAAACAAGCTATTCGTTGGATGCCAATGGATAAATGGGATGCTTGCTCATTTAAGGTAGATGAAGAATCCCTAAAAGGGCGTGTTTGTTATGGTGGTTTAGACCTTTCTAGTACAACAGACATTACAGCTTTTGTATTAGTATTCCCACCAGTGGATGAAGATGATAAATTCTGTGTACTACCTTATTTTTGGATACCAGAAGAAACAATAGACCTTCGTGTAAAACGTGACCATGTTCCTTATGATGTGTGGGAAAGGCAAGGTTTTATCAAAACTACAGAAGGCAATGTGGTCCATTATGGCTTTATCGAAAAATTCATAGAAAAGCTTGGTGAGAAGTTTAATATCCGTGAAATAGCTTTTGACCGTTGGGGTGCTGTTCAAATGGTACAGAATCTTGAAGGTATGGGATTTACCGTTGTCCCATTTGGACAGGGATTTAAGGATATGAGTCCACCAACAAAGGAACTTATGAAATTGACACTAGAACAGAAACTTGCACATGGTGGGCATCCTGTCCTTAGATGGATGATGGATAATATCTTCATTAGAACTGACCCTGCTGGAAACATAAAAGCTGATAAAGAAAAATCAACTGAAAAGATAGATGGTGCGGTGGCAACAATAATGGCTCTTGATAGAGCAATTCGTTGCGGCAACGAGGCAGGTGCTTCTGTTTATGATGACAGAGGCATTTTGTTTATTTAACCTGTAATTATCTTTGATTTGCAACGATTAAACACTATGTTTAGCAAATCAAAATCATACCACAGCTGCAATATTTTGTGCTATACTGACCTTAAAAAGCTAAGGAGGTAAGTACATGGAAAAGATATTGAGAAGTATGGATAAAATAAATGATGATATCAAGTCTGCGGGACAATCATTTTTAGGACTACATTTGGAAGATATTATTAGGAGATTTTCAGAATTAGAAGATCGAACATTAAAGAATAAGTTGATTGATGAATATTA